GCATTAAGTAATATTATTTCATTATAAAACTTCATACCGCATTTTTTAAAGGCGTTAATAGTGTCCGGCACAAAGCCGTAAAAATGTCCTTTTTTGTCCCTAAATTCGCCCACAACAAAACAAGCTAATTCCCCTTGTTTTAATAACTTGCAAGACTTCGCAATTATTGATTCGTAAATTTCTAAAAATTGTGGGTATTCCATATTGGAAATATCGTCTTTCATATCACTATAAATTTCTAAATTACCATAAGGCGGACAACTAAAAATAAAATCATATTCTTTTATTTGATTACTTGCTAAACCTTTGTTTAATTTGTCCAATACTTGATTCGAATCGCCTATAATCCAATCCGGCTTTTTTTCTTCTTCTTCAAATATTCTTTTAGCTTGTTCCCTATTACTTAATACTTGTTCTTCCCTTAATTCTATTCCGGTGTAATCATGTCCCATAGTTGAAGCTACAATACCCCTAACAGAACCCCCTGCGAATGGGTCTAATATCCTAGAATTTTCTTTAGGGCAAAACCATAAATAAGCTAATTCACAAACAACCGGATCGAATATAGAATGTTCCCCAACATCTAAAATTCTTTGAGTTGATTCGGCTACCGGTTTAGAGCTTCTTTCGGCTTGTCTATGCCTACCGGCAAAGTGAGCACCGTCAACTTTTCGCCCTAATTCGCTTTCTATTCCTAACGCTTTCCATTTATTTCTTCTTCTTTGCCAAGTACCTTGTTTAGTGTCAAAGATACTAAAAGGCGGTTCTATGTATTTGTCCCTTAATTCAAATTTTTTGGTAACTTCATTACCGAATAAATCAACTTGTATATTTTCTTCGTTGTCTTTCGTCATAATCTTTTAAATACTTTTCATATTGTTTTTGTATTTCTTCATCCTTTCCATAAGTGCTTTCATAAGCCATTTCCTTATTTAGCTTAAATTCAAGATAAGATAATTTCCTTTCTTCAATTATTTCCAACCCTTACCCCTAAAGGTATTGATTAACGCTTGGCTTGAACCCTTAACCGCATAAATTAAAATCTTCGCCCTATTGTTATCCTTTAATATTTCTTTTGCTTTCTTTGTGGCTTGTTCTTCGGTTTTAAATTCAAACCTTTCCTTATTGCCTAACGGCCTCCAATTTATGCAAGTAAAATATTCGGCTTGTTGAAGCGTTGGTTTTTCCCATTCTTCTAAATGTAGCATAATGATTCCCTTTCTATACAAACTTTATACATTTATTTATAATTAATCAATAGCCAATCTATCGTAGGTTTTAAGCCAAAAAACACATAGAACATAAAACCGGCAAAAAGCACATAATCTAAAAAATTAAGTATCTTTTTAATCATATTTCCTTTCTTGTACTACTTTATGTTTATAACCTGTTTCTTTATCCTTTTTAACAACTTGATTATACTTGCCTGTAAAAACACATTTATTTGTTTTTTTATCTACAAGTTTATATGTTGTATTTTTCATATTTTTAGTTCCTTTCTTGGGGGCTTTCGCCCCCATTATGTTATAATTGTTCGCAATTTACAAAATCATTAAAA